TTCATGTTCACGCTTGGCTACATCAGCAGCTTCAAGTGCTTTAAGAACTGGGGCAGGGATGTCAGACTTAACGACCATCTCACCTTCAATATCCATCATCTCAACTTCAGCTTTCTTTTCGATTGCTTCAGCAGTGATAATAAAACCTGCTTCGATAAGACCCTTACGGAGCTTCTCATTTTCGGCAGTGAAACGAGCGATGTCAGCCTTAAGGGCTTCAATGTCGATAAGTTCTGCTTCTACAGGTGCAATCTCTTCAGCGGCCTTCTCAGTAGCCACATCTTCGATTTGCTCAATTTCAGCTACTGGAGCTTCCATTTCTTCTTCTTTCATTTTAGTAGTTTCCTCATCGGTATTGTCACGCTTAAAGAGACTAACCATTGCTTGTGCATTGGCTGGACGATCCACAAGGGAAAGTTCTTCAAGGTGCAAGTTTTTCAGGAGATTAGGCAAGTTAGATTCCCTCCTTAATAGCACGTCCACCTATAGAGAACGCAGCGAGTTCACCAGATTTGACCATATCCCAGACGGTATCATCGAATACTTTGTAAGCGACAACCCATCCTTCACGGTTAGACTGGATTCCAAGAGCATCACCAATCTCTTTGGTAATAGGGAGGGAGTGGACTACGACACCAACTTGTTCCCCAGTATGCATAGCCTTGCCGACCCGCACATGCTCCATAAATTCGTTAACAGCTTTCACAAGTGTGTCAGCTTCGATAATATCCCCTTGGCGGTCTACTACAGGTTCACCGTCTTCGGTTACTACTGATGCCCAACCATAAACCATACGTTGTTCGTCGTCGGTCTTAAGGATTTTACCTTCAATATTTGTATTTGTCATTTTCTTACCTGTTACCTCAGCCTTATCGGCAGGTCCACCTAGCTCAAGGCCAGCAATGGCCCTGTAGTAATCTAAATAAGCCTCCTCTGAACTTGCTGGCATATAGACAGCTTGCTCATTATAGTCAGATACGTGAATTTCACCACCAAGACCCATTGCCATAGAGCGAACCCTAGCTTCAGCTTCCGTAGTGAATACGTCTGTTGCGTATTGTCCTTTAAGAACACTCATCTGTTTGGCCTTGCGTTGTCTACTAGGGTCAACTGAAAGTTAGCAGATACCCTAGTGTTTGCGGTCTCGACTTCTGCTGCAACCATATCAATGTCAGTAAGCTCAGGTAGTTTTAGGGGTACATCGAAGCTGTAACGGTATGAGTTTTCATAAGCCTCAGACAAGTGTTTAATCTTGAAAGAACTCCCAAACTCCCTTATGTACAACCTAATTTGAGCGTCTTTACCTCTAGGTAGAGAGAAGTCAAAGCTGGTCATATAAGCAGTGTAACCTTTTGGGACAGTGTAGATAGCCATCAGGGTTTGGGCCAGTTCAGGTTCGATCTGAGCTACAACATAATCAAGAACAAGATCGACAGTAGCTGTAATAGTCCCTGCGTTTAAAGTACCCCCGTCATATTCCATACGGTAAATGCGGAGGAATTTAACAGAGGTTTGGACAACAGTCGTACCTTGCATCTGCATTACCACAATTAGGGGCTTACCCTCTTCGTCCAGACCCTCAAGGGTTATGTTGGAGGTGTCTGTAGCTACAGTAGAGACTAACTTTAAGAATGCGGGGAAGATAAATGCCCCCCAAGGGTAAAGTCCCCCAGCAGTCCAGATGGACTCAGGGTCAGTACCCAAGTCAATATCGAAGTTAGCCCCAAACTTATTTACTGAGGAGTAGTAGCTAACGTCACCTTGGGCAATAGCTAGGGCATCGTGTTGATAAAGCAGTTTTGACCAAGTTGGCATATCGTACCCTTTAAGTTATAGTAGAGCTGGTATTAACCCAGTGTTAGTCTTGATTGAAGTTACATCTGCTTCAAGTGCAGTTAAGTCAGCTTTAGAAGCGTCCCTACTAGCTGTGTCAGTGGTAACATCGTCAATAGCAGGGTCAAACGTACTTGCACCGTCAGTCCCTCGCATATCAGTGTTAGCAGTTACTGTATCCACGAGGGCCACATTAGCTACAACGTCCGCATCAGGGTCAAAGGTAGACCTTGTTGAGACTGCTGCATCTAGGTTGTCAGTGTCCAGAGAGAACAACTTAGTCTCCTGAGCGGTTGTAAGCCCAGTCACAAGCACAGTGTTACGCCAAACTACATCAAGTCCGTAGCCGCTTGTTGTAGGAGACTTAACTGGGTAAAGTTCATCCGAGCGGTAGAGCCTTCTGTTGTCTGTCTGAATTACGCTAACATTAGTTGTGTTATCCAAACGCAAGTCTACTACACCAGTATCAATTCTGAAGTTAGCTAAATCCAAGGCTGTAAGTCCACCAAAGAAGTTCCTAATGCCAGATTCTGTCGTTAAGTTGTACGACCACCAAGCATAGACTTCTGCTACCGTAAAGTCAGCAGCTATAGTTAAGTCAACTTCTAGGTTAATGTAATCCGCTTGGAACTTATTAACCAAGCTACCATCAACACCAAGTAAGCCGTAAACTGTATCATCTACTTGGGACACAAGGGCTGACCAACCAAGGGAAGATGCCACTGTGACAGTCTCGTAACCTAGTTTAGCTGTAACTCCGTCAGTTTTAGTCAGTCGGATTTTAATTACATCGCCAGCGGAATAACCTGTGCCCTCAGGGTAACTTTCGATGTAGGTAGTCCCAGCGACAACTTCATTAACAACCTCAGTGGATGTGGTTTCGTTGAAGACGTAGAGACGAGACCCCGCTGAGATACCAGAGATGCTGATGTTCAAGTTCGGGTAGACCGTGCCGTTGGCATCTGTACGAATACCTGTGAACGCAGCACCATTCAAGAGTGTGATTAAGCCAGTCGTTGTCATATCACCAACAAAGTTGGAGGACTTAATCGTGATGGTGTTTCCAACTAGGGCAAACGGTGCAGCAGCCACTGGATCAATAGCGACATTGTAAGCGCCAGCGTTGAGTAGGTTTCCCTCTCTCCCAACAATGTGCGCCAAGTTTGTCCCAAGATTGCCCACAAGATACGCTTTAGCCCTATCGTAGAACTCCGCTGGCGTGTCGATTGTTGCGTATGCGTTTGTAACAGCTACATCCTGCTCAGTAACCACGAAGTCAGGGAACATGGTAATATCTTGCTCAAGCACCTCAGCACCATTGAAGTTGACTTCGTAGACAATCAAGGATTGCAGATAGGTCACTGACACAACATCAACAAAAGACTTATCTTGCTTCACTGCATCCAGAGGATACTTGCAGAACCTAGAGATGGTATTGCCTGTAGGCTCAGTCGCAGGGATACGTGCAGTCCAAGTCTTAAGTAGCTTTTGGCCTGTCACTTGCCCAAGGGCATCAGAGGTTGCAAATGAGTCTTCGATGGAAGTTAAATCAATAAACGTTAGCTCCTCATCCACTGCGTTAGGCAATGCTGGGTAGTTGATACGGTTGCCGTCGTCATACGTCAGGACACGGGTTTCAGCGCCAACTAGAGGCGTCTTTTCACCATCAACAATATTCAAAACGTAGTCTTTGTAGACAGGAATTTGACCCCCACGTTGAGTGGTACTATTCGTAAAAGCGTCAACCCTGAGATTCATGCCTGTCGTATTATTTATGTACGTTCTGGTGTAGCCGTTACGTGTCCAAGTGTCGTATTCATTCTGACCATTAAAGTTGGTGAAGATTCTTCGATCACGCCCTTCGGTCAAGCTGTTTACTGTTGACAGTCTATCAAATGTTGTAGTGGCTGAAACATCAATAACAGTTCTGTGACTAGAGATAAAGAAGTTCTTAAACCCGTCAGTTGGGATAGTTCCACGGATACGGAACATCATCCCGTAGGACGCAGTAATCCCAATCCAACGGCCCTCAATGAGCTTGTGCGTCCCGTTCCAGTAAACAACTGGAGCACCAATAGCTGACCCACCGACCCAGTTAAGGGTTGCGTTACCATCTAAGTACCAACAAGCGTTTTGTGCGCCTGTACCACTAGCGCCAGTATTATCTCTGTTAAACCTTAAGAAGGTTGTACGTGAGTATAAAGGATCAGTTTGCCAAGTTACAGCGGTAGAACCATTAATGTTGAGTGTTGATCCACTCTCTTGG